TTCCTCCCCCTATTAAAGAAAAACGTATGAACCAAGGAAGAAGATGGTGTTTCACTTGGAACAATTATGATGATAATGTCGTGACTGCTATAAAGGAGAGATTGGAGAGTAAGGATATCCTAAGATATATAGTTGGATTTGAGATAGGTGAGAAAGAAAAGACACCTCACCTACAAGGCTATTTTGAATTCACCGGACAAATAGCCAGAAGACCATCAGAGATGTGGGACAACTATAACTTAGGACGTTTCTTCAAATGCAAGGGAACAGCTGAAGAAAATCATGCTTATTGCAGTAAATCCGGAAATTATTTTCAAGGTGGAGACTGGTCCATTCTAAAAAATAAGGAACCTCTACCAATCGAAGTACTAAAAGATGAAGATCTTTATCCATTTCAAAAATCCATAATCGATATTATCGATGGTCCTGTAATCAAAGGACATATACATTGGATCTGTGACCTAAAAGGCCAAAATGGAAAAACAGAACTACTTCGAAAATTGGTGGTTGAACGAAATTTAAAATTTACGTACGGAGGAAAGAAAGCTGACATTATAAACCTAATATATAATAACAAACAGTACTACCTCACAACCAAGAATGCCGCCATGGTCTATAATCTTGGTAGATCTGAAGATCTAGAAAAAGTTTCATACACAAGTATGGAACAAATAAGTGACGGTCTGATTTCAAATACAAAATATGAAACAGGCTGTTTTGTTATGAACCACCCACATATTATCGTTTTAGCAAACGGTATGCCCAGCATTAGAAGCATGACCATGAGCAGGTGGATAATCTACAAAATTAATGATGCCAAAGAACTTGAAAGAATCGAATATGAGAGCCATAGTAATCTAGGATCACCGCTCGACGATTTGGATAATTAATTGTGAAAAGAATGCTTAAAAACGCCTTACGACGTTTTTAAACTATCCTTTTTTTTCCATCTTCATCCCATATAAGTGGGGGGTTTGCATTGCAAAACCCCCCCCCATTTTCTGATGAGTCGTTAACACGACTCGACTCAGCAGAAATAGGACCCCCCCCCCGCTAGCGATGTTGTCCGGACCTACGGTCCTCTTTGCTTACGCTAGCATAGTACTAAGCATCTTCATAAGTCAAATCAACAAAGTAATTAAAGTTAGCCGGAATAGTCCCAGTAGTAACGTTATTATCTGCATATACGATTTGAACCCAACAAAATAAACCACGACTAGTTGGAATAGCCGTAGTATCGTTGTATATTACATTATTTATTAAATATTTTGTTATATCAATAGTCCTCATGATGTTAAATTTAAAATCATTATTGGCAAAATATTGACTACCAGCTACAAAACCTGTACCTGTTATTGATTCATATCCTAATTTATGTTTTATATCACGGAAAATTACAAATTTATCCTTATTTACTGATCGTAACATATCATTTATAAAACCATTAGGAGGAGATGCAGTATTTCCATTTTGAAATAATACTGCCTGATCACCAGCAGGTGGAATCAATGTGGGGTTAGTCTTTGAATAACCTATCCACAATCGTACCATCAATGGCTTTGGCTGAGGATTCAGAAGACCATTGTATGCAGTAGGGACCATCCAATATACTAGTTTACCTTTAATTATTTTTATTCTATTTCCGGTTCTATCAGCTGATCCAGTTCCTTGTGCGATCGAAATCGAAGTTCCTGGAGATAGTGCGAATCCTCGCATTGTATTATCATCAGCATAATTCACCATAGTAAATGCACCATTAAATTGGACACATTTATTTTCGATTTGTCTATGGATAGCTTTTTGAACATACTTCTTAACTGGAACAGTCACGCCCTTCCGAGTCCGCGGGACCCTGCGTTTTACAGAAACTTTTTTTCTATAACTTGTACGTGATCTACTACGCGAACGCACCATATAAATATGGCCAGAAAAAAACTATAGTTTTTTTTATTTCTCCAGTTAAATAGATGCCCAGAAAAATGGAGAGTTTGGAGAGTTCCGGGGGAGGTAATAGTA